ACTTCGTTAAATTATTCACCATCAGCCTACAACTATCGTACGATGAGAGGGGTATTTCGGCACACGGATTTGTAGACACGGTTCGATAACCAACGTCCCCATAACAGTCTGCGGGTCCCTCGATTACACGATCCCAAAATAATGCGCCTGGTTCCGCGCTCTCCCACGCAGCATCCACAAACTTTTCCCAAATATCTCGTGCACCGACCTCCTTTACAACAATAGCATCTGAGACATCTGCTTCAACAGGCCATCGCAAAACGTACGGATCGTTATCCTCAACGCATTGCATAAACTCATCGTTAAAACGAATCGATATGTTCGCACCGGTAACTTTTTTTCTATCACGCTTAATGTCGATAAACGTTTCGATTTCCGGATGCCTACAATCAATTGTGATCATTAGTGCACCGCGTCGACCCCCTTGCGCTACCTCACGACACGAGTTCGAGAACCTCTCCATAAAAATCGCTAATCCATCTGTTGTACGTGCAGCGTTAGCCGTTGCTTGACCCTTTGGTCGGATTTTGCTCACGTCGAACCCAACTCCGCCTCGCCTCTTCATGATCTGGACTTGCTCTTGATCGGTGAAGAGGATGCCACCATACGAATCTTCGGGGGGTGCCACAACGAAACAATTTGAAAGACTTTGAACCTGTTGCAGATTGCCGATCCCACTCAGGGGTGAACCCTGAGCTACGATTGACCAGTTCCGGAACAAATGATAAATCTCGTCTTCACTCATCGCGTTCGGATAGCCAGACTCTACCCTTGCAAATTCGCGCGCCAGTCGTTTATGCATATCATCTGGGGTATGTTCTAATACGCCACCTGCACCGTCAGGCAACGCATACTTTCCGGAAAACACATTTGCAGCTAATTCATCACCCGAAAAATACTCGGTGCTAGCTTTAAAGGCATCAATAACAGAAATACTTTGATTCATCTAATCACCGGTTCTCTTTAGTTCTTTCGTTACTTCACGCCATTTTGCCCGAAGCAACTCCTTAGCTGCACCTGCATCCTGATCTACTGCTTCATTCAAAGTTAATTCTGACTCATCTAATAACGTAATACGAGATTGTGCAGTGTTAATGATCATTGGAAATAAAATTCCGTCCCGCCCTGCACGATTCTTAGCAACGTACAGCCTGCCGTGACCTGTTGCTTTCTCCTCAGCTTTACGTGAAAGGGAGATTACAACGTCAGCAACCATGGCTTTACCATATGCCTCAGACATGTTTTCCAGACCAACAATTTCTGAATTTGCAGAATCGCGATTCGCCTGACTGGCAGTCCACACAGGGATGTTTAGTTCCATAGCGAGATTTCGTAGCTCTTCATAAACAAGCTTAAGTTCGTGACGCAAAGAATCATATGCTCGTGTAGACTTCATAATATCAGCATAATCAATCACAATCATGCTGGGCTTAAACCCTTTCAGCGAAAGCTTTTCAATGTGATTCCTGATGGTTATTACAGAAGCACCACCAGTGGGATATTCTTTAATGATAAGCCGACCCATTTTGTTATCTTCATAAAATTCTAAAACCTGCTTCTTCGATGACATGAGTTTATTTATGTCGATTTTTGTGATGTTTGAATCGTACCGACGACCGACCGCGGTCTCAGTTAACTCAAATGTATAATGCAATACATTTTTTCCCATCATCAAAGCATTAGCACCCATCGCAACAAGATAGTGGGATTTTCCAACACCCGTGTTAGCAGTTATAACACCAAGCTCACCACGCCCAAGACCACCATCGAGGATGTCGGAGGAATCTAGTTTTTTTAACCCTGTTGGACACGGTGCGCGGTGTAACTTGATAAACCGTGCTTCAATATCCTCCATGAAATCATGACCAATTGAGTGAGGCATACCCACAGAAACGGCAGTCTTCATGAGACTGATAACGCTATCAAACTTATCTGTTTGAATAAGCTCTACCGCTTTGTGAAGCGCGTCCTTAAACGCCTGACGCTTACAAAAATCAAGGGTCTTGTCTTTGACGTAGCCGATGTCTCCAGGATGAGGGTTTGACTTTATCCGGTGCAGAAATTCCACTATCTGATCACGCAAAATGATGTCTGTTCCCTCAGACAGATCATCCTTGATGATCGTGATCAAAAGCGCCATCGTAGGAAACGCTTTGTATTGTGCATAATACTTGAAATACAAGCGAGTCAGATACTTCAAGTAATTCAATTCAAAAAAATCAGGCAACATGACTTCATACATCTGTGCAGCCCATTCACGATCTAATAACAGACCCTGAAATATCTTTTCTTGAAATGACTTACCATAATGAGAAAAACAAGAAGCATTTCCCTCAAAACTAAGCGCCGTCTCTTGCATTTTTCACCGTTTGTTCAATAGATTCATGGGTAAGAATAATAAGCTAGGGTCAAAGTTTATCAACCCAAATTTGCGAAGACTTCTTAAAAACGCTAATTTGTCATATTTTTTTTCATTGATCTCTAAACTTCCTTCAATTTGCTGAATTTGTGTGGCGGCTAAATTTGAAATATCAAGGCACATGAGTTTGAGGTTGCGCCTAACGATATCTTTATGTTCTGTGATGTTGTTATAGACACGTATTTTTGAGGTTTCTTTAAGCCGCTCACATTCTGTAAATATGAAATCAAGCGACACTCGTTCCTCAGACTTTAACAATGAAAACCTTTTTGACAAAGTCTTGAACCCAACGCCCTTTATTCCCTTGATGTTATCACTCGGATCACCCACAAAAGCCCGGGTTAATGCTACGTTACTGGGCCTGACATGCATTTTTTCAACAACAACGTCTTCCGTGATTAAGCGTTTCTGACCCGGTGACCAGACCTTCACCCGCTCATCGATGAGTTGATAGAAGTCTTTGTCACTTGAAACGATAACCACGTCTTGATTCTTAAACTTATATCTTGCACAATACCCTATCACATCATCTGCTTCACAATCTTTGATGTAATGCTGGTACACCGGCAAGTGTCTCAAACACCTTGTTAGAAAAGCAACCTGTCCCAAACGATTGGTGGTTGTATCTGGGATGTCATCTTCGTAATATCGATTAAACTTCTGTGGTTTCCGGCCCCGTTTGTAATCCTTGTAGATTGCTCGACGTCGAAGACTACCCCCACCTTCCCACATAATGTGAACTTCTGAAGGATTGAATTTTCTGCACAGACTACCAAGCCCACCAAGAAACCCAACAACACCACCGGCTGCATCACCGTGTTGTGTCATAGAAGGATTTGCTGCGTAGTGACGCATAAATACGTTGAGCCCATCTATTAGCAGAACCATCATTACCCCGGTGAGACGAACTCTTCTTCCATCTCCATTGAGAGAGCACGTATTTCTTCGTAAGATTCCACGTCGATGTTCATATCTGACTTTCTGACAAACGCACTTTCTATGAGTACATCAAAATAGCCTTTGTACTCAGGGTTCTTTAGTACTTCATCGAAATCTGTCTTATAGAATTTCTTATCATGTATCACATTACCTGAAGCTACATCCGTGACTATAAACTTCTTCCATGCACCGGTGCCAGAAACGTCAATCTCCTCCCCGTTACAAACAATCGGATCTGCTTTACGAAGCTCATCAAACAGTTCTTCGTGTTCCACGATGCCCTTACCGAAATGTATCTGAAACTTCACAAGCCTGAATGGCGGGGCAACCTTGTTTTTGATGGTCTTTGCAGAAACGTTGATACCGACAACTTCCTTGTCTTTGTTTTCAATGGGTTTACCAGCGCCAAGCTTGATACGAACCGATGAATGAAAAGGGATCGCCTTTCCACCAGGTGTTGTTGTGGGATCACCATACATCACACCGATCTTCGTACGAATCTGGTTAAGACAAACAAACAGAACCTTTTGATTCGCAATGATGCCATTGATCTTTCGCATACCCTTAGAGATAGCTCGAGCCTGCAAGCCAATTGATTCCTTATCGTAATCGCCAATAAGTTCTGCCTTGGGAGAAGACGCAGCTACGGAATCCCAAATGATAGTAATCGGAACATCTTTCTCCATTGCCCGAGCCTTCATAATCGTGGCTTCCGTAATTGACAGCACTTCTTCTGTACAGTGTGTATCTACGTAAACAAACCTGCTCCTGATATCAACACCCAACAAACATAGGTTTTCCACGCTGGTAGCATTTTCTGTATCGATATATACCACGATACCACCCATTTGTTGGGTGCTGCGGGCGACCTGGATTGCAATATGAGACTTACCAATGGAGGGTGGGCCAAAGATTTCTACGATCCTGCCTTCCGGAAACCCACCGTCCAGTTTGTTTGCAATGATGGCGTCAAGTTGTCTAGATCCAGTGCTAATCCAACGATGAACATGTGTTGGAGAATCATCGTGGGCCAAGTTATACGCAACTCGTTGCCCACACTCTTTGTTGAGTTGTTGAATCAATTCCGACGTAAAATCGTTTTCTCTATTTTTATTTCTTGGCATGTTTACCCTTATACAAAAGTACGGCGCTTAATGACGCTGTTCACACAAGAGTTAGATTGAATACAAAAAATATTAACACGTTTGCGAGGGGGATGAATCCCCCTCGCAAACAACAGTCAAGCGTCTTTAAAAGTGCTTCAAGTCTTCGAATGCAGCGTCTAGATCCTTGTACTTTGTAGACGTAGGAGCTCCGTTATCACCCGAGCTTTTGGCACTTGTATTAGTACTATTGCTCTTGGATTCACCAAAAGGCTGTTCATCTGGAGCACCATCGTTCAACCAATCGTTGATGATCTTTTCAAGCTCATCATATGACTTGCAGCTGTACATGTCATCAAGCTCGGGGATATTATCAATCCATTCCTTCGCCTGCTTTGGGTCCTCGCAAA